CCCCAACCCTGAGAAGATTTATATAACTGGTAAAACACCGCCGAGATAACTCAGCGAACCTGCGTCATTACCTTCGTCGTCTGACATGGGAACAATCCAGTCCCCACTATCAAGGAACATGACGAGTGGGCGGCTATACCACCCAGCGTCATGCGCCTCATCTCGGGTCAGATAGCGAACGTCTTCGATAGTCCTACCTTTCAGAACTGTCGAAGCCTTCGCTGTCCAATCTGTTTCTATGTCACGCATAACGAATCGCTTCGTCATACTCGACACCGCAAGCCTCGAAGAAGGTGCGATAATCGAACCTGCCATTCTGAGCCGCAAGGAATCCCGCCATCTGTCCAGCGATTTCGGTCTTCATTGGCGTTGTATCAACCAATACCCGAGGATCGCCTTCTTTAACAGGGAACTCCATTGACTTGTTCAGAACACGGCTATCAGGGACTTGCTTCACTATTTCGGCAACTCCCCTAAAATGCTTTCTTGTCATAGTCATGGGATTATGTCTTTCTTTAATTATGTGGGCATCTCCCACCTATACAAGTGTACACCCTCCAACACTAATAAGCAACCTCTAGGTGACGATTTCTCGGATTTATCAAAAAAATCGGCAGCCGGTTCTCCCGGGCGTTTCCCGGGGGCCGGGGTATCCCTATGAAATTGTGAAGTGATTACGGTAGGAGTCAGACTTTCGTCCAATACCAGTGCCACTTACAACAACCCGTCTTGCGCTACCAAGCCCTCTTAATGTTGTTGAAATCGTCCCTCTTTTTAACCGTTCTAGCATCACATATCGGAAGCAGGGGAGCCGAAGCCCCCCTGTCCCCCGAAACCTTAGGCGTTTAATGTGTTGACTATTTTCCTTGCCTCTTCAACGATGGTACGCAAACTATCTGTATCTAAGTGTCCGTACTTATCCCTGTAGGAGTCAAAGGCTTCGTCAGCGTCAAACTCTTCTAAGGCGTCATCACCGCCGTAATGGAATTCCTGACCGTTCTCAGCCAACCACCATGCTGGTATTTCATCAGGGTGGCAATCCATACAATACGATGTGACGAACTTGAGGAGCATGTCCCGCTGTTCGATGCAAGTCATTGGTCTAGAAGTTCGCTATCGACTTCATTGACCTTTGCAACCGCATCTTTGATGATGTCAAGAAACGCTTCAGCGTTCATGACCAAAGTGCAGGAGTCTATGTCGATGTGGACTTCATCTTTCGGTGCAAGCCCATCCACGAAATAAACTGAGCCGTAAGTGCGCCGAGGGTTTGTTGTGACCCGACAGCGCTGGGCATCTTCTATGGTGATAGAGCGGTCGGTCTTTACTCCGTCTAACTCTGTCACCACATTGGTTGTTATTTGCATTATGTCTTCCTTTGTGGGGAATATGTCTTACGAGCCGTATCTCGACCCACTTACTAGGATAGGGGTTGAAACACTAAAAACCAACCTCTAGGTGAAGAAATATCAGATTTCTTTATCGAGCGCTCCCGGGCTCGACTCCCGGGGTGATCTCCCGGGGCAAATCTGGACTGCAAATCCGTGCTGCAAGCCACGTGTGAATCTACCGTGTGAATCTGTGTGCAGCCTCCGGTGACTGGGTAGGTGTGAATCTGGCTCCCGGGCTCCCGGGGTGCGGGCAAAAAATCGTCGTGTGAATCTGGGTTGCAATCAGTGTTGCAAGTTACCGTGTGAATCTACGTGTGAATATCTGGGTTGCAAGCAGGGAGCAGACCCAGCGTGTGAATCTGCCCCCCGTTGCTACTGACAGGGGATTTAGTCAGCCAGTGAAGCAGTACCAGGGGTGCCGATCTTGGATGCAAGTGCGCCCTTAAGTACTGAGACTGCTGCGGCAACGCCAGCACCAGCCATCATTTTCCATTGATCAACGCCAAGGTCAAACATTGAGTTTGAACTCATAGCGCCTATTGCGGCCTGAACGAAAGTTGCTACTACTCGCTCTATCAGGTCTCTTGTTATCATGTGTCATCCTCCTACGGTTGACGGTAAAAAATCCAAGCGCCAGCAGCGCCGGGAATGGGTTTTCTGAGGTGTTTTGTCTACTGTATGTGGTGTGTTTTCGTATAGGTGTTCTGTTTGTGGTGTTTGTGTTGTCCCAGGTCTTAGCGTCTACTGTTAGGTGTTTTTTATTGTTGTGGCGACCACCGAAACGACAGCCGTTACTATCGATGCTGGCACGGCATACATCCACCGTTCCACCATACGAATACGTTGCTCCAAGTCATCTGTTTTACGATTCTGGGAGTCATGTATAGCGTCTAACTTCTCTTCAATACCCTCCAACCGTTCATTCAGAACAGCGAGAGTAATAGCCACCTTGTCTAACTCAACCATTCGAAACTGCATCCCACGTAGCCTGATCTAACACACCAGTCACTGGGACACCGAGTTCCGCTTGGATAACCCGAGTTAACTCCTCTGTTTGCTCACCGAAACTGCCATCAACCCCAATAGGTTCCGCTTCAATAGAGTCATTCAAATGCAGAATCTCATTACAAACAGTCTGCCATGTCTCTACCGCTTCCCCCTTCTCCCCAGGAGCACACATCATAACTATCGCTGGCATGTCTTCAGTACTGTCCCCCCCGTAAGTTACTTCTCCCCCCTGTTGTTCTTGTGAATCGCCTGCGGCGGGCTTCTGTTCATCTGCTTCAGAAGAACTGGCCTCCACCCATGCTTCGTCGCCCTCGGTGTCAGGATCGTCGGCTATAAAATGGCCTTTTTCGTTGCGGGCCCGAACCTTTTCGGTTTGTGGCGCCATCGAAGGGTCATCTTGGTGGCTTGCCTGGTCTGGCGGAGCGACTGCTACCCCGTCTACCCATGGGATTTCTGATGAAAGTCCAAGGTCGGCAGAAGTATGCAAGTCTTCGTCGCAATCATCTGGCCAAGCATGTAAATACGTCATTGCCTGCTGTACGCTCGAAACCGTGGTGCGTTGAGGGTATTGAGCGCCTACAGCAGGATTAAATTCTAAAACGTCGTCTTTACGAAGATCGCAAATCAAACCACGGATAGCATCCGCTTGTTTTTGCGTAAGAGGAGCATCGGGAACGCCGATATTTATTCTTTCTCTATTCTCTGTTACATACTCATCGTCTGTAGTGATTTTGCCTTTAGCGTCCACGCACCAACCACATCGTTGGTCGTCTCTCACTATCCAAAGTTCATCTGCCATCCCCTGCTCCTATTATTTGATTGTCGGCTATATGTAGAGATTACTCGAATCGGCGACGAAGTAGTGGAGCACGACGAATATGTGGGGTAGAAGCGCTATCTGTAGCCTTTATCGGGTCTCTTACAGATAACTGTTTATCCAACTTTTCTGATAAAGATTTAAGCCGTTTGATGACCGTCTCTATATCCGCAGCAGTCGCAGTGCTGACAAGAGCAGGGGCATTCTTCGCATCCACAATGTTCACATTTACCTTCTTTATTCATCGTCTCCCCCATATCTCTTGTTGGAATATATATCTTTTCACAGAAAATTGGATAGACAGAGTGAACCATCGCTACAAATTATGGATTTTGCCTTATACTTAAAGGTGAAGGACACCTATACGGAGGTCCCAATGAAATATACGATCGAGTCCGAGAGTGAAGCGATTCATGCCACCGTAAGGAACCCCGATGGTTCCAGACGGGCAATTAAGATCGCTCGCTTACTACACCTGCCAAATGCAAGCCGCAGAACAGCCGCAATGTTTGGTAGACACGCAGAGAACACATGGGAACAACAACCTGAATATGCGACGTTTAGTTCCCGCCCTGGATCACCGGTACTTGCCTGGAACGGTAAGGTCATTGATATCGAAACTAAAGAAGATATCTACGCCCACCAAATAGGCACTATCCACCACAATTCGATCTTCACAAATGAAGGTCAAGTGGCCCAGGTAATTGCACTAGAACTGGAGAACATTAATGAGAAATAACCCTTTTAGCCCAGGAAGTGAGCAGGGAGGGAAGATGAGCAACCCTTCTGATTCCAATAACCCTATAAATCAACCATTCGCTTTTGCCACCCCACAGACACCGAAACAAATAACACCCGATTTAGTAACAGTCTCTAGAGACACAGTAGACACTTTGAAGGACCTCCTACAGGGCATGACAGAAACTTTCCGAGAACATGGTATGTTTGATCTTGCTGATGAAGCAGAAATGGTTGTCGAGTTGCTCTAGGAGACCCGTTGCCGGTCAAATGTACAAAAAGTGAATCGTCGTATATGGCTGGATGCCGATGTGATGACTGTAGAAGTGCCCACACAAAGCGAGAACGTGAACGAAGAACAGAAAAGCGCCAAGGAACCGCCCAGAAATCCCCATCGGCAAGGGCTCGTTCTGGTGGACGTGGGTTAAACTGGGATGATGCGCTCACCAGAGGACAAATCGCAGAAGCCAGAGGCTGGGAAAAATAGTTGGGCTGATAGCGACCAACAAAGATACGAGCCTCCAGGGGGAATTGATACCAGTTTTTATCGAGGTACGACACCCGAGATAACTGAAGAAGTCGCTAAAGAACTTCTAAATTACGACGTTACCCACTACACCGGTGGCATTTCCAACTATCACTGCGCTTTAGACATGAGTAGATGGGATGATCTTGAAGTCTGGATCAACGAGCAGGCTGAAATAGCGCACAAGAACCGTTGGAGATACTTCGAGGATGAAGACGGCAACCCTTACGCACTAAACGAAGACAACAACAAGTTCACACCTGAACAAATTGAAACCTCTCCCATTAGGATGCTCTACTGCATTAACTCTGAAGGGATGGAAGGGCATGACCCAACACCCCCAGAATTCGCCAAGATCTTCCGAGACTGGGAAGACACCATCTACAAATGCGTACTTAATTACACAGACAAGTACCCATATGTAGTCAATTGTCTCTGGTGGCGTACACGTGGACACTTTATGAAATATGTGACCAGTGGTTTCCTGGGACCCCATGCAGACTGCGACAGTAACTACCGTACACGTGATGGGCAGCGCTATTTACCTATGTCAGAGTTCCCCACACGACAAACAATTTCAATCAGCGCCAACCTGAGCCAATGCGGTCGAGACTACAAAGGCGGAGTCCTACGCTTCCCTTACTACGACATAGACATTGATATGGATGCTGGGGATGTAGTTATGTTCCCTGCAAACTTTATGGGAATGCACGAACTCACGACAGTTACAGAAGGCGAACGACACGCATACCTGGTTGCTTTCGGGTCAGGGACAGACGGGAAAACACAACCAGATGTGTCCGAACCCGAGTGGGCCAACATGTGGACTCCACCAATATGGTTAAACGATGTCCACGATGACTACGCAAAGGTAATTAGGCACTCTCCCATTTGGGCTAAAGAACCACTCTTCTATAACCCAGTCGGTCAGAACAGACCCCTAGAAGGAGTCGGCGTAGATAAAGCAGGCGGAGGGCACTTTGACGACAATGACCCGTTCTTAGTTGAAAGGGCTAGCGATATGACTGAGGCCCCAGGAACCATGCCACAGCAACTACCCGTTCCCCAGAGATTAGGGGTGTTACCTCGTGCAGAGTCCATGAAGGGAAAGCAATAGCGACACCTTTTTCCTTGCTGGCTTCTACTTCCCCAAATGGCCCATCATAAAGAAGAAGGTCACATCCTTCGTAACCTTCTGGGTCTGATAGTTGAATCGAAACAGATATCTTCCTCCGAGAGTTCATGCCACCCCAGTCGGTATGTCTCATAAAGTGACCTTCGCCTTTGTAAGCCAAAATCTCTAACTGAGGTGGTTCGTCAAGCAACTCGAATCCCCATTGGTTTATCCTGACTACATAGTCATAAACACTCTGAACTAAATCTGGTCCTGTTTTATAAGTAATCCTCGAATTCATACATTTTCTAATGTCTGGGAATACACCTTCAGGGAGATTGTTTGCCGCAGATAAAACCCCAGGGCGAAACCCGTTTTTATTGGCTAACCGCATGGCCTCTTCACACTGAGCAGGAGACCAAATCCGTTCCTGATGATAAGTGTTCATCATGGTGTAACCGAATTCACACCTTTTGTAGTGTCCCTATCCGTCTCAAACTTGTAGTTTAGATACTTGGCTAATACTGGTTTTAGGAGGTGATATATCAATGTTAAAGCGCTTTGTTCGACAATTATTCAGTCGTAAACAAGTGTACTCGAACTACAGAGGGCAACGTCTATCTGATTCTCTAGAACGAGAAATTCTTAAGAGTTACTTCCACCGATTTTAGAATGCCTATGGGTTTCCCGCATTTCTAAAAATTTCTGTCCAAGGTCAAATGTCGTTTCATCGGCATCAGCCTTGGACAGTTTCGCAACTAACCGCTTTTCACTTTTGGTAAGGTTCTCTGCTTCGCCACTATCTAGGTTGTTCCTATCCAATGTCTCAGTGATTCTTACAGCCATAGCACCGAGCCGTTGAATGAACTTAGGGTCATCTAAACCGCCTTTACCATGGTAAGCGGTCCTCTTGGCGAGTAAATCCACAGCCATTCCCCAGGTTTCTGAAGAGGGTGGTTTGACCCCGCACATCTTGGCAAGAGTCTCTCTTCCTTTAGGGTGTTCTACTGCTAACTCATCTGCCAGGAAGCCTAGTTGTTCTGCTTTGTCTGCTAAAGCACAGGCTTTCGCCATCCGTCTTTGCATCTCATACGGATTCATAAAATCAATCGCACCTTGGCTTTCTTTTTCGATAAATGGTTAATTGCTCCCGAAACAGCGTCAACTTGATCGTCGTGGCTTCCTTTGGGGAATTGCACACATTCATCAATTAAGTCTTTCGTCCATCTGCCCCTCAACAATTTTACGTTACCCATTTCACAGGCAGAAGAGAACACTCTGGCTCTTTCTTCTTTAGTACCTGAAGATCTAACCCCCTTGAAGGGGAAACCTAAAAGAACATTACGTGCATAGTAGTCAATTGTGTTCACGCCACTTGCCCCTGGTTCTTGTTCCATCCAAATATCTGTTTTGGAATCGTCTTGTTGTGCTGTCATAACAATGCGCCTTTCGACCTCCGCTGGAGTGCCACGCATTCTTTGTATATCTAAAACGTAATACCTCCCAGCGGATATGCCGACTAGCGCACCAACTGTCCAGTCGGGATCTTTACCTTTAGCGTCTGCTGTTGCGGCTAAATCCCAGAATCTAATTTTTTTCATTGACTCACGTTCTGGGATATCTCCTTCCATAACCATGTCGAACCAGGCAGTTTCGAACATCCCACCCTTCTCTGTTACCTCCCAGTTGCCGTCTAATAGCCTTGCCCGTTCAACGGCGTCTAGTTCTTGGAGGCTTTCAACGTATGCTTCCCTGTCAAGAGAAGGGTTATCCGAAATTCGTGCGGGCATAAATTTACGGTCGCCAGTTGAGTTAACTACGAACCTTTCATAAACCCAATCGTTGCCTCGCCCTCCAGGGTTTGTAGCCGCCCTAACCCTTAAAGGGACATCTGCCACTGTCATCCCACAATCAGGGCAAGCCCTTAGGGATGGGTCAGGGTTGGGTTTACGCACACGAGAAAAACCGACATACAAATACACTCTGTCTGTGGACCACTGGGTTAACTCATCTGCCCCTACAAACTGATATGCGAATGACTGGAAGTTGTACCGGTCTTCATCACGTTCACAATGACCTAATGTCAAAGTTGAGCCTGACGGGAACGTCCACCTTTTGTTAGTTACGTTGTAAGAAGCGCCAGTTTCATTTAACCATTCTGTCGTTCTATCGATGAACCCATCTGGACCAGATAACTGAGGGAACGTCTGCCTGAGTAAAAGAGCAGAGTATCCAGGGACACATGCGTATTGAAGAGCGGCAAGTAGTAGCGTGTCTGATTTTCCACCACCTGCGGCACCCCCAAATAATGCTTCTCTAGTCGTCGTCCACGTCAGGAACGCTTGCTGTTTCGGGTGAGGGTTGTGCGGCAGGTATATGTTGCACGGCTTCTTCCACGACATTAGCGTCGATAATTTGTCCCTCGTCTCCGTCGTCTTCTCCATCCCACGCCTCCAATACGTCTTTTGGTAAATCTCCTGATTCCACTAAAGCCTCTAATACTTTACGTTGTTTGTCCCCATCGGCTTCTGTGAGAACGTGCATATGGGCTGATAACTGGGCTACTGGTCCCCCTTGTGCGCCTGTAACTTCCAAACGAGTTGCAGGGTCAGCCCATCTTTCTGGGAACGCTTTTGCCAGGAACCTCTCAGCCGCTCGCCAATCTCCGTCTGCTGCTTCTGTGTACCAACGTGCGACCAATGCTGCTTCTGCTTTTGCTCTGGCTTCGTCAAGTTCATCCACAAACCAGAGAAGTTCTTCTTGGACTTCGGTGAGAGCAATTCCGTTTTCTTTATCTTCACGTGCCTG